AACTAAAATAGCAGATGATGCATCATTATTTACACAGTAAACGCTTTTAACAATAATAGTTGCACTCGTAGGACACGTTAGCACCGTTGTCTTTCCTGTACCAGCTTGTTTATATCCTTGATTTTTATATTGTATTGTCATGATAAAAAGTAGTTAAAAGCATTAAGATCATTTTTAATATCATTCTCATATGAAAAGTTCAACTGAGACTGTAAGGTTCTCAAAGCTTGTTGAATTTGTCTTTGACCCTCTTCACTATAATTAGGTTTTGGTTCAGGTATTTGTATTGTTATTTTTGCCATTATCTTCTTCCATCGACTCTTACATCAAATCTAAAAGTTCCGTATCTCCAACTCTCGTCAACATTTTCGTTCTCAATCTGCACGGCTGCTAATCTAGCTCTCGCTCTTGTGTCAACTTTAGTAGTGCTGGAGCTTACGGTAAAAGGCCCCAACGGACTAGATGCTGCTGTTGAACCTTGTGGAAATGAATTTAAAAATAGTGTTACTTTTGCATTACCACTTATTCTTTTAAAGTCAGGTAAAAATCTTCTTACACTTAAAAGAAACTCACCATCTCCTGGTACGCCAGCATTACCGTTTAAGTCAAATTCACCAGATTTTATAAAAGAAGTAATAGCAGTTTGTGTCCCATCGCCATTAGCTTGGTTTATTCCAACTTCGTGAGCATAGTAAATAGATGCTCCGTTCGATACACCACTAACTACAGGAAATGTAGGAGTGTTGTTTGCGTTATAATCAGTTGCGTAAGGGACATCATAAACTGTCGATCCTACCCATGTGGATCTGTCTAGTGTTCCTGTTGTCCAAACGTTTTCATCATAATTATATGTTACGACTCTATTTATTTGTTCAGATCCCGATGTAGGATAAAACCAATTTATTTCAGAGTATAACTCATTGATACCACCAAACACAATTTGACCAGCACTGTAATTTATGCCTGGATTATTTCCTTGTGAAGTAAAAACAAAATCTTCTACTAAACATGGCAAGGATTTTACTGTTCCATCGTAAACATAGAAACCACCAGTTTTTCCCATCCAAAACACGGCACCATTCGCAAACATCCCTGCATGTTGCCCTAGTAGTCCATTGTTTGACCCCACTTTCCTAATAGAAAAGGTAAATGGTGGGCCAACAAACTGCACCTCGTAGGCAGCAGTATCTGTTAAAACTAAAATATAATCTTTTCCTTTAAAAGCACCAATAATTTGCGTTCCATCATCTAACCTAAATGTTCCTGCGGTGTTCGTTGAGGTTGGTTCATAAACATCTTTTTGTTCTTGATTAGAAAATCTAATAAACATTTTATCTTGTGAAGTAGGTGTTCCTATGGTCGTCTCAGTGCCTAAGTGAAATAGATGCCTATCTCTATCTGAAACAATCGTCATCACGGATGCAGTAGGCATACCAGTTCCAATAGTAGCTCGAGTAGATAAAGCATTTGTTAATGATGCATCCCAAGTAAAAGTTTCACCGTTGTGAACAGTTGCTATTAAAATGTTACCAAAATTATCTAGAGACCAATTTCCAGGATCAATTGTTACGGTGCTTGTCGTTGAAGCGTCACCCCAGCCAATATAATCTGTGATATTTGTTACGGTAGATCCATCAGTGTGATCGGCAGCTGTGGTGCCGTTTTGAGCTCTCGTTAAAGTTTGTAAGGTGTTAGAAGATTTAGATGCATAAGCAATATCCTCTGATCCTATTCTTATAACTCCTGAGTTAGGAAAGTTGGTAGCATCTGTTAAAATTACTTGAGCTGTAGTTCCTGCTAACAAAGTTCCGCCATTGTTCATCGTTGTTGTTGTCTGTGCCACTGTTCGGCCACCCCAAAGGTATGTTCCCCAACCGTAACCTGAAGTTTGAACTATAGGTCCAACTGTTACGTATGGACGAACATCTAGAGTTCCATCATTAGTAACACCTGATTTTATCTCTGTTGCAGGCATAGTGATTGTAAATGTAGATATGCTTGGCACTGATTGTACTTCAAATAATTTATCATCAAAATCCGATGGTACATAATTAGTGTTAGCAGTAGTGAAAGAACCTGCATTTGCAAAAGTTACAATGTCTCCAACCAACAAGTTATGTGCTCCAGTTGTAGTGATTGTAACTGTAGCTGATCCGTTGGTCGTTGATATGTCTGCGCCTGTAGAAAAATTGTCTTGATCTAACGGAGTAATATCATAAAAGGCACCGTCAAAATAAATTACTAAAACTTTGTTTGTTCCTATGGCAGCATATCTTTTTCCATCAGTGTTTGCCCAAACGTGTTGTGCTCGAGCTGCACCAACTAATTCTTTGTTTACTAATGCTGACCAACCACCTATCTTTTCAGGTTCTCCGTATCTAAATCTTACATTGTCACCATCTACCCAACGGCCTTCTGCATCAGAAGGTGTAGATTGTTTATCGAATCCTGGAGCTATCTTAACTTTTGCTAGAGTCATATTAGGAGTATATCATTAGTGAGGATATTTATAAACATCCTAGCAACTTGTAAATTTAGTTCATTCTTCCTTTATACCAAGCGGGTAATCCTAAATGTTGTCTTTTATCAAACATGTTTTCATCAACTTTTTTAGAAACTTGATTGTAATGTAAAAAAACCTGACCACAATCCACCCCTTGAAACTCATCTCTCCAATGTTCTAAATCACACCCTGAGTATATTAACATGTCGCCTGGTTTTAAATTTATTCTTACTCCTTTATCGTTTGTAGGATTATACTTTTGAGTGCCATATTTACCTCCAATTGGTCCACTCACAAAACCTGCTTTTGGATTAGGATTTAAAAAAATTGGCCAAGGATCTCCACCAAGATTTAAAGTAGTAGATATCTCACAACTAGCTCTGTCTTTATGTCTATGTAATACATCACCTGTTTTGTATATTCGTGCATAAGAGTAAGTTGGAATTAATTTTAATCCTGTGTGTTTTTCCATAGCTGGTTGTACTTTCAATAGTAGTGTTTCCATAGCTACATCTGAATAATGAGAATAAGTATTTGGGACTTGCTCGTCCTCCCATGTACCCCATTCTTCTGAAAACTGTGAAATAAACTTTGTATCTCTCATCGTTCTTGCTACTCTTCTTTTCATTAAAAAATAATTATAAACAAATAAAGCAAGATCCTGTGATATTGCATTTTTTAAAACTGTATATTTTTTCTTTTTAAAACTCATACTAATCCTTTTTAGTTATTGTAAAAGCCACAGTCAATCTAGGCACATTAGTTTTATTATAAGGAACATAATGTTCTAAGTCACAAGGAAAAAATAAAATATCTCCTTGTCTAATCTTAGGCGACTCAATTTTTTCATCTGTAAAATGAGTTACCGAATGACTCTTAGCATCATATAATAAATAATGCACAGCAGTCAAACCACCGTTACCTTCATGAATATGTGGTTCTTGATATTGGTTACTTTTGTAATAGCTATACCAAATATCACTTAAATGATAATTTTTAATATTATATTTTTTACAAACCTCTTGAGATAATTCTTCATATTTTTTACGTAAAAATAAATAGTCTATAAAATATACATCTTCATCATTATCGTGTATGACATGACAATCACAATTCCACCTATTTCTATTTGGATACATAGAATAATTTTTTTCTATGTTCTTAATGTTATCTTTTACAAAATTGTTAGTCCAACTTAAATTTTTTTTATAAAAAATATTATCTAAGTTCATTTTGGTTTATTACTTACTTTCTTAGATATAGCTGTTTCTACAGCTTTAATGTTAAAGTGAATAAATCTAAATGGCTCTAGACCTGGATCTAAAGCAAATTCATGTGGGACATATCCTGGAAATATTATCATAGTGCCTGGTTTTGGTTTGTAATGAACTTGACTTGTTCCCATAGAAAGATCCTCTATATTTTTCAAAGGTAGCTTAGTCATTTCTGCAGCTGATCTAGGTTCATGAAAAATAGGATAAGATGTTTTATCACTACATTTTAAGAAATAGAATCCTGATACATGTTGATTCCAATGTACGTGTGTACCGTGGTGACCACCACCTTTTTCACTAAACTCTTGAACCCAAAATTCTGTAAAGTGTAAACTATGATTTCTTAAATCAAAACCTTGCCAATCTAAAAAATCATAAGCTCGTTGTCCTATAAAAACAACGAGATCTCTAATATCACTATCTTGTGAAAATGTTTCGCTATGTTTAGATAAACCAAACGATCCTAGTTTCTTTCTCCATTTAGGTTCATTTTTAAGTTTATCTTTTAATAATTTTTCAGCTTTCTTTATATATTTATCTGTAACCTTAATTGCATTATTTAAAAATAATGGTGCATCAGCAGTCCACACAGGAGTTTGAAAATAAAATTGTGATTTAAAATCTACATGTCCATCTGCTCTTTTTTGTGTGTGGCTTCCGCCTTGTTTTATATTTTTCATATTATTTAAAAGGCCAACCTAGATTCCATATTACTAGACTATGCCTTATTCCTTTCGTTACTGGTTTAACTCTATGCCATACAAATGAAGGAAATACAACTAGAGAGCCTTTTGGTAATATCTCCGTGCAAGTCTTTATTTTGGGATGACCAGGGTCTTCGTTTCTAAAATCAAATTCTAACTCACCACCTCTATAATCTTTAGGATCTGTCAAACTTACCGTAACAGATAGTTTTCTAATTTTACCATTTGTATTATCTTTTCTAACATAAGGCTTATCCCAACTATCACAATGCCAATCATAATACTGTCCTTTTCTATATATCGTAAATTGACAAGCCTCTGAATAATCCCACTGAAAATTCCATTCTGCGTTTTTGTTTGCCATCTGAACGTAAGGTGAAATCTCTTTATAAATCCAAGGATCATCCATCCAAACCACATTAGAATCTCTTTTCTTTTGCAAGTCTTTTATTTCTTCCTTATTTAACGGATTCTTTTTTAAATCTCTATCTCTACCGTAATGACCTGTAATTGCAGTAATTTCTCTATCTTTCAATAATTGACCATATCTAACAATGTCATCACAAATTTTATGAGGAACAGCAGATTCAAAATACCAATAATAATTAGACAAATTCATAGTTTACCGTCAAAATTACATTCAAACCTTTTGAAAGGTTAGGTGTAAAATAATATTTATTACAAGCAGGGAACATGAAAAAATTATTATTTTTTATAGGCATGTGCCAGCTTCTGTTTTTTCTTCTATTATTATCATACTCTACAACACAGTTGGAAGAGGCATCTTTTACATCTACACCATAAATTAATGTATAATCAGGGGAGTTTTTTAAATCGACAGGTTCTACTTGATTTCTTGTCCATGATTTTTCTTGTGGTTTCATTACGTTACCAAAAATATTTTTGGTAATTAGAGTTTTACCATACTCCGCTCTCCAATGATCTCTTATATAATCACAGAGATGACTCAAAGCAGGTGTGTAGGTAACTTGATAATCATCAAAAGCATAAGCTCTTGGATTGTCATGATTTCTTTTTTGTTGTGCGTATGATTCTATAATGTTATTTCTAATCTCGTCTCGGTCGATTTCAAAGCCTTTTGGCATTTCAACTTCACCATAATATGTATCTACTTGAGTTAATACTTTTTTATGCATACTTAATAAGTATGTAATTAATTAAATTTTGAAGTCAAGTATATTAAGCTAGTTGATCAACAAGATCCCAAGATTGGCCATCTTCATTCCAGATATAGATCCAATCATTTGTTGGAGGTGTATCTACTGTTCCTGAAGAATTTTGAGCCTCTTGTTCTGCAGTTAATGCAGGTGCATCACCTACAGGAGATTTCCAAGTGGCTGTAGGAATATCTAAAACCCAACTTGGGTATGGTTTTGGATAAATGAAGATATCGTTATCCTCATCATAGGTCATACCTATTCCAGCGTAATTACCTCTTAGAGGTGTTCCACCTAAGTTATGTACACCTTTTTGAGTATTGTAAGATGTTTTTTTCCAAAGAGGCCAGTTATGAACTCTCTCTAAAAATTGTCTTCCTACTTCTTCATCTTCAATACCATCAGCATTTTTACAATCTTTATCAGCAACGACATGAACTCCGATTACTTTATTGTTCGCTCCTAATTTTGCATAATGTGCCATAATATTACTCCTACTTAAATTTATACCTAATTACAACATAACCTGATCCACCCGCGAAACTTGGAGCTCCTGCTCCACCGCCTGTGTTTGCAGTTCCTGCTGTTCCTGTTACGTTAACTGGTGCGTTTCCGCCACCGCCAATTCCGCCTGTTCCTGTTGGTCCACCACCTGCTGGTTGAGGGCCTGCTCCTGCTCCACCGCCAGAGAAGTGGTAATAAGTTGCTGGACTCGCTGTTGGAGAAGGTGTTCTTGTTTCTGCTTCTCCTAAAAAAGGTGCTGTTAATTTAAATGATGCGCATAGTCCACCGCCATCTCCGCCTGAACCTGGTCTACCGCCTGAAGGAGATGTACCACCAATTCCTGGTCTGTAAGAAACTGGACCACATGATCCTGGTGCTCCACCACCGCCTCCGCCACGGCCGTTTGATCCTGAAGATCCACCGCCTGGTTGGCCTTGCTCTGGACTTACTGGAGGTGTGTTACCTGCGTATCCACCGCCTGGTGCTCCACCACCACTTGGAGGGGCTCCTCCGCCCGATCCTCCTGTGGCTGCTCCTTTTCCTCCTCCTGCAGAGGTAATTGTACTGAAAGTTGAAGCGTCTCCAGGTGCACAACAAGCTCCACCGCCACCTACAGATATTGCGTAAGATCCTGGTGATACAGATACTGGAAGTCCTGCTGGTGCTCTATTTGGATAAGAAGGTGCTTCGGTAGGCATACAATAAGTTGAAGCTGAAAATCTAAATCCACCTCCACCAGCGCCTTCGTTACTTGGTCCTGTTCCGCCACCTCCAGCTACAACTAAATAATCTACTGAACCTGATCCTGCTGGGTTACCAGCATTTGTGACAGTGAAAGTTCCGTCAGTTGAAAAGTGGTGAACTCTAAAATCACCACACTCATAAATATTTCCACCTGTTGCGTTTACGAACTGTGCACCACCAACTGATGAACTTGTTTGACAGTTTTTAGTATCAATCCAACCTCTAGTGCCATCTACGTAGACCAAGTCTATTGATTGACCGTTAGTAGATACAGTTGCACAAGCGCAAACCGCGTTAATTTTTGATCCGTTTCTAGCTATTGTTACGTTATGCGTTCCAAATGTTCTGTTGTAATCTTTAATTGAAACTATAGCTCCAGCTGATGGTGAGCTAGGTAAAGTAACTGTTACTGCGCCTCCAGCTGTGTTAATAAAAAACCCTGCACCATCTGTTGCAGAAAATGGAGCAGTTTTTGCAGTTGTACACCAGTTAACTGTTCCTAATCTTCCAGCCGTTGCAAAAGATAAATTTCCTGCTCCGTCTGTAACTAAAGCTTGGTTTGCAGAACCATCCGCTGTTGGATGAGATAAACCATCGATAATAACTTTACCCGATCCGTCTGGAGTTATTGCAATGTTTCCGCCTGATGCTGAAACGATTGAGTTTCCATTAACGTCTAAGTTACCGCCAAGTTGAGGTGATGTATCGTCAACAACATCTCCGCCTGTTTGAACTTCTATAATATTTGGGTTAGTAGCGTCTGGTGAAGCTGAAGCCTGAACTATTGCTGTTTTTTTATTTGTAGTAGCAAAAGTGAACGAGCTACCAGATCCTGTCGCGTATTTAAACTCTACTGTGTAAGCTCCTGAAGTTGAATTTTTTAAAATGTAAAATGTTTCTACGTCATTAGGAATTGTAATAATTCTGTTTCCTGTAATTGTTCCTGTAAATTCTATAAATCTTTGTTGAGCTGTCCCTGTTGTAGCTCCGTCAGCTACTGTAAGAGCTTGTGTCCCTGCTCCGCCTGCGATTGAAAGTGTTGCAAAGCCACCAGTTAATTGAGCTATAAGATCTAAGTTAGCATTTGTTTTGTCACCCCACGTACCAGCGTTTTCGCCAGTTACCATTTTTTCTATACCAAGAGGTGTGTATGCTGATGTCATATTACTCCTATTTTAACAAAATTAAGCAGCTCGATCAACCTCAGTCCAAACATTATTCACACCAGGATCAATCTCACTCCATGAGGTTACACTAACCGAGCCAATATTTGCTGTCAACCCTATACCAGAAAGATCAATGTTTGCACCACCAGTTACAGATACTGATCCTATAGAACTATTTAATATCCCTGCTGTCGTTACTGGATATACAGCGACTGGATCTACCGTTCCTAGAGATATTGTGGCTGCTTGGCCCACAGCAATTTCTGTAGTTGTTTGCTCTAGAGTTATTGTGCCTAATGAAGACGTAGCTGCAATTCCAGTCACAGGCACTGACAATAAAGGCTCAGGAACAACCACACCAATAGAACTAGCAAGAGCAGAACCGCTTACTTGAACCTCACCGTCACCAGTGATTGCTCCTGCCACTGTTCCAATAGAACTTTGTAAAGGACTTTCTCCAACAAAAACAGTAACGTTACCATCAACTTGAATTGAATTTAAACCTTGTGTAATTGTTAAAAGACCTGCACCTGTTACAGATACACTTACATCAGTTTTACCTACTGCCGCACCAACTG